CGAGCGCACGGGCGGAGTAATCGGCATCCGACAACCCGTCGTTCAGCGATGGGCCGAAGCCCAACAGCCGCTCGTAGCGGTCCTCGCTCATCAGGCGGCGGAACTCACGGATGCCCGCGCCCGTATGCACGGCCAGTCGCACGGTGCTGCCGCCCAGGGTGAGGTCGTCGATGTGGTGCGCGCCGGGGATGCGGTGACGCGCGACAGCCCCAGGCGGGGCCGGGGCTGTCTGCGTCGCGGGGTCGCTGGTGGCGGTCATCTCGTCCATCCTTCCGTGTCGGGTCTGGATGCGATGCGCCGTTCTGAAGCTATGACGCTCCGAAACGGCCTATTCCTGGTCAATGTCGTACATGATGATGGCGTTGCCGTCCGTGGCATTGAGCAGGTTGGTGTCGCCGTAGGCTTTCATCGTGATCGGCTGCGTGAACGGCCGCCCGCGACCGAACGTCGTCTCGATGCGGTCGCCGCCCCACTGCACGTTCGGCAGCACACGCACGTGGATCTTGCCGAAGCGGTCCACGTGCGCGAGCGCCACGCGCTTCTGCGGGAACGAGGTCTTGGTGGTGTAGTCCGTGCGCTTCTCACCCACCACCGGCTCCGCACCGACGATGGCGAGGGCGTTGTACTCCAGCTTCTTCGCCTGCTTGTACTCCATCGCCACAAACGTGACATCGCCGGCGTAGTCGGTGGGCACGGTGAGGAAGCGGCCGAACTGCTCCGAGCGCCACTCCTCCGCATCCGCCTCGATGCCGGTGGTGGTCGGCTCTTCGGTGAGGCCGATCGACTCCCACCCGTAGGTCGCGTTCGCCGCGTAGGTGGAGGTGTTGAAGATCTCCGACAGGCGCGTGGGTGCAGCGAAGGAGTAATCGGTGATGAACACCTCCACCGGCCCGCCGATGACGTTGTTTGCGGTGCCTGAAAACAGACCCATCAGGAAACCTCCTTGAAATCCACCGCTCCTGCGCTATTTCCAGACATCCACGATGTCCGTCTGCACCTGGCGCGTGATGCGGCCCAGCGCGCCTTCCAGTTCCGCCCGCCCCCGCTCCAGCGCACGCCCCGGCACGTCATTGCCCTTCGTGCCCGGATGCCGCACGGGGCCGCGCGTGTACACGATCTGCCCGTTCGCCTCAAACCGCAGCACCCGCGCCCGCACCGGGCGAATGTCGTGCGGGTCGGTGGGGAAGATGACAAGACCGGCGTGCGAGGCAGTGTTGGTAAGCACCCCCTCGCCGCCGTCCTTGGTGCTCCGGAACTGGATGCGCCAGTTGTGCTTGAACCGCTCGCTGTCCGGGCGTTCGGCCTTGCCAACGGGCGACTCCTCTTCCGCCAGCGCCTTGAGGTGTTCGAGGGCGCGGCGGGCGCCGTGGCGCATCCGGTCCTTCGCCTGGCGCGTGGCAGCGGTGAAGCGGCCGCGGCGATTTCGCCAGCCCACCAGCTCCACCGTGACCTCGCGGTTCGTCGGGCCGCCCGCTGCCATATCGTGTCCCTTAGGCCTGCCGACCAAAGCACTCTTCCGGCCAGTGCCAGCGCATCTGCTCGCCGGGCTTGCCTTTCGTCACGGACGTGCGCCACATGACCGGCGTGGTCAGGCGGTCATCGTCATTGGTGCCGTCCGGGAAGATGACGAGTTGCAGGCTATTCTGCTCATTGCCGGATTCACCCCACTCGCGCACCACCAAGGCGGGTCGGCAGGCGCCGAGGTTGCGGCCCTCACCCATCGCGTAATGCACGATTGCGCCTACATGCAGTCGCATTGCCCACTCCTGTTCCCACCGCCGCGCCTCACTACGCCACAAACGTCACGTCGAAGGACAGCACCCCTGCCCGCATCGCCGCTGTGGTGCCCAGCGGCTCGGACTGGTTGAGTTCCTGGCTGTCACCGTCGATCTCCGCGCCCGCGTACCGCTCCGTGTTCCCCAGCGCCAGCCAGATGGCGGCCAGATAGCGGTCCAGCCGGCGCGCGAGCGCGTCACGGTCGGACTCCTCGTCCTTCACGAACACCGTCACGTCGATCTGCCCGCGCCACATCCCGGAGAGGCGCTGCTCGCTCGCTGACTCCGGCCGCACGTGCCAGCCCGCGATCGTCATGGAGGGCCAGTGCGCCACCTGCCGGATGTGGTTGAAGACCTCAAGCGTGATGTGCTCCGCCTCGATACCGGCAAGGTGCAAGAAGGGCGTGGAGCGGTCCTGCACGATGTCCAGCGCGGCAGGCAGGTCGGCAACCAGCACGTCGCGGATCGCGTCCTTGATCGGTTCGAGCGTGAGCAGGGTCGCGGGGGCGTAGGTGATGGTCACGGGCTGCCTCCGCTTCCGCTAGAAGCTCTGGCTCATGGAGAACAGGGGCGCGGGCGGGTCGCCGGTCACGGGGTCGGGGTTGTCCGTCCCATACGCCGCCGCCTGTACTCGCGCGCCCGCCGTGCCTGCCGCTGGCGGAATCGCCTCGCCCTTCACCAGCCGCGCAAGGCCCGCCTCGTACATGCGCTGATACCGCGCGCCGGAGAACGACCCGCCGAGGCTGCCCTCGGCCTCCGGGAATGCGCCGAGTTCCGCCTGCGCCGCAGCGCCCAGGGCGTTGAGCCGGGTGATGAAGGTGAGGAACGTAGCCGGAGCCGAGACGGGCGTAGACAACCCTTGAGCGGCGAGCACCGAGTCAATCTCGGCGGCGATCTGCTCAAGGTAGCCCTCGACCTGCTGGCGGGTCGGCACCGTCTTCACGTCGTACCGGCCGCGCTGCGGGTTGAGGTTTTCCACGTCCGTCACGGTGGCATACGCCACGGGCTACTCCTCTGCGTCCGACTCCGCGTCCCCTTCGGCCTCGGCCTCGGCTTCCGCGTCCTGCGGTTGCTCTTCGTCCTGGTCCGGCTCGGCCTTCCGCTTGCCCCGACCGCGACGTGCTCGCTCGGTTTCGAGCGGCCGCAGTTCCAGCCACGCATCATCGCGGATGGCGTCGGTCAGCTCGGACTCGTCGAGCACCACGTCCGCATTGACCTGGAACACCCGCCCGCTGCGGCGATAGATGCCGATGGGATGACCCTTCCGTACCCGAATCGCGTACTGCATGGTGGCCTCGCTCGCGTGACGCCGAAGCGGAGTGCTGATGCTCCCTGTTGGCGCTTAGGCGTTCGTGGTAAGCACCGCGAGCTGCCACAGGCCGTAGCCCACGTTGCAGCGCATGTCCGCGCCGTACTTGAAGACCTTCTGGTCAAACACCGCCGGGTCATCAGGGCGGTCGCGGGCGGCGAACTGCGGCTCCTGGCGCATCTGGAAGATGAGCGGCTTCACCGGCCGGTTCAGGGACAGCAGATACCAGTCGTTCTCGTCCGTCAGGTAGTTCGAGACGATCAGGTCCGCCGTGCCCTTCCAGATGTTGGTGATGGCCGCGCCCGCGTCGGTGCCGCCCACGACGATGTAGGTGTCGGAGTTGAGCAGCTTGCGGAACGCGCCTTCGAGCGCCGGGTGGCAGACCACGTGCGTGGGCATGATGTTCATGGGGCGGCCGTACCCGTCCCGGAACATCCGCATCGCCTTGCGCGCGGCGTTGTAGTCCGTCTCCAGCGCCGTCACGGAGGTGCCGGTGCCGGTGAGCCGGTTGGACTGGATGGTGGTGTAGTCCGCGCCCGGATCGACGTGATCGGTGTCAAAGAACTGCTGGCCGTCATAGCACAGGCCGGTGGCACCCTTGCCGAGTTCGAGCACCTGGAACACCAGCTCGTCCTGGAAGCGGATGGCCTCATCCACGAGCTGGGCGATGCGCGGGCGGATGAGCTGGAGGCGGTTATCGAGGATGGTGTTCCGGTCCACCTCGATCGCGTTGGCAAAGTCCTTGTTCTTGATGCGGTACTCGTGGGTGGACAGCCCCGCGACGGCGCGAGGGCCGATCCACTCGGTCATCTTCGGGACGGTGCCGAGCCAGTTGTAGGACTCTTCCAGCGTCTCGGACTCGACCACGGTGCAAAGCGTGTCGCGGTGCATCGTGGTCTTGGCTGCCTCGAACTGGTCGGCCCAGAGCGCGTGCAGCCCGACGTAGAGCTGGTTCATGAAATCGGTGGTGATGACCGCCGGCATAACGCTACCCTCCTACCGCGTGCACGCGCCCCCGCTCCGTGCGGCGGGGCGTCAGTTCGACCCCGAACTAGGGCAGATACGTGGACAGACCCGGCACGTAGACGTAGCCGGCGCTGGCGCTCTCAAACTTGGTCAGCCGCCCGACGAACACGTCGTTGGTCGTGCCGGCGGCATCATCGATGGTGTCGTCATCGACGACGTACATCGGGTCGCCCAGCATCGCCTGGGCGATCGAGACGGCCGTGAACAGGTAGTGGCGGCCGTACTCGCACACCACGCTCTTGTCGCCGTTCGCCCCGGCGCTGTTGTCCACCTTCTCGCGCGCGATGCCGGCCACGAGGAAGCTCGCCGTGTCGCCGGCCGGCGCCGCGAAGCCGTTGGCATTGAGGGCAACAAGCGCGCCCTTGTAGATGACCGCTGCCGCCGCGACCGGGATGGGCGGTGTAATCTGGTAGTCCGCACCGAGGGCCTTGCGGTTCTTGTCACGCGTGAGCGCCGCCATGTTCCACCTCCAACGTCAGCCCGCGACGGGGCCGAGCCGTGCCGTGTTCTACTGCCTCTCCCCGCCTACCCCCGGACCAGTGCCCGCTGCTGCTCGATCGCCTGCTTGGAGGCCAAGTAGCGCTCCTCACTGACGCCGAGCTTCGCGGCCAGCTCGCGGTCGGCATCGCTGAGCTGCACGTCACGCTTCGGCTCACCGGCGCTGCCCTTCTCGCCGAAGATGGCGAGCACGGGTGCGGCCTCGACGTAGCCCTTGAACCACTCCGGGTCGCGGAGGGCCTGCGAGAGCATGACCTCGCGCATGGCGGGGACGACCTTGCCCGCCTGGATTGCGGCATCGACGGCAAGGGTGGCCTCGCGCTCGGCCTCGCGCTTGGTCAGCTCCGCCACCTTCGTCACCAGTTCCTTGTGCTCGGTTTCGAGGCGGCTGTACTGGCTCTCGCGTTCCGCCGACAGGCGGCTGGCGTCCGCCGCCTGCTTGGTGAGTTCCTGCACCTTCGCAGTGACCGCCGCCTCGTCCGCGTCGGCGGGCAGACCCAGCGCCTTCAGCAGTGCTTCGTTCATGGCGTCCTCCTCCGGCGCGGGTGCGCCATCATCCGAATAGGTGCCGCTCCTGCGTGGCTTCATCGTGGCGAGCCGCCCGCGCGCTTCCTTCATGAACAGGCGCAGCGCGCTCATGCCCTTCGCGCCCTTCATCCGCTCTTCCAGGCGGCGCATGAACGTGTCGAGCTGGCCCGCGTAGTCGTCATCGCCCGCACCGTCGCCGTCATCGGCGTAGGCGGCTTCCGCTCCTGACTCCACCACTCCTGACCCTGCATCAGCAGCGGGCGTGATCGGCCGCCAGGAGGTGACGCGGCGCACGGGTGTGGGGGTGAGTCCGAGCGTGATGGCTCCGTCGTCCGCGACCGTGTAATCGAGCTGCCAGTACTTGTCCTGGGGGTCACAGAAGATGAAGCGGTCCTCGAACACCTCGTTGACCCACGGGGCATAGCCGTTGGCGGACGGATACCGGGCACGGATGGCCGTAGAGAGCGCATCGCGCAGCTCGCCGTAGCTCATGTCGGCGGGTAGCTCGTAGACGTGGACATCACCCTCGGGGGGATCGGCGATGGTGTAATGCGCCTCCACCGCGGCGCGGTCCATGCCGTACAGCGCCTCGATGTCGGCAAGGCCGGTGACGGCGGGGATGTCCGCGCCCAGCCAAGCGACGGCCTTGAGCACGCGCGGGTAGGTCTTCTTGCCGTGCTTGAGGTTGAAGTAGACCTCGGCGCTGCGCTTGCTGTATGCCTTGGCCTTGATGAGCGCCGCGAGGCGCTTGGGCACGTCGCGGTAGTCGGCGTAGAGGGTGCCGGTCTTCTCGTCGCCCTCAACGTAGAGGCGGGCGACGTAGCCGGCGGCGGGCAGGCCGTCCGCTTGGAGGAGCTTCTGCTGCTTGTCGTGGCCGAGCTTGACGGGCGGGTCGATACCGGCGTTGCCCTCGTCGAACGCCTCCACCAGCTCGTGGAGGTCATCGAGGGTGTAGGAGTCACCGTTCCAGCGACCCACGCGCAGCACGGGGTCACGGGTGAGCGTGACCGTCTCAAGCGGGCGCGCGGTGTCCGTGCGCGGGGCGGCGGCGGGGGTTCCTGCCATGACGCAAAGGCCCGATACGCGCCTTCACGGGCCTAGCGCATCGGGCCTTCGGTGGTATGTGGTATGTGGCTCGCAACCTGACAAGAATGTATCACAGGCAACGTACCA